TCTAAATGGAAAATGGGAATGGTCAGGATAGATATTAGTTTTATCAAATAAATTCTTTTTCATATAACTCTGATAACTTTCTGGATGGTCTACATTCATAAGATAAACATCAAGATTGAATGTTATTACATGACTCCAATCTAATTCTTTATTGACAAGTTCATCATACATACCAAGTGGTGTATCACCAGTTGGAAGAACTAATTTAGATAGTGGTTGTTTTTTAAGTTGTCTTTTTACTATATTTGCTACAGTTGAACTTAATTCTTTATAACTTTTTAATACTTTTATTTCCAATATACTTCACCCCATATTTTAGTTGTTTCTGGGAATGTTCCTAACATAATTAATTTTAATGCCTTTGCATAATCTTGTATTTCTACTTGAGCTGTTTTCTCATCTCTAAGTTCAATAAAATTCATCACACTTTGAAATGATGCTGTCCACCATACTTTAGTATAAACCGTCAATGGTAAAATACTTCTTGCCTGTTCTTTTGCCATTCCTCGTTTTAACATCTCTTTATATGCTGATACAGAGTTTGCTTGAGCAGTAGTCCATAATAATTTAGTACTTTTCTGGTCTTCAATCAATCCCTCACTTGCCTGTTTATTATCGTCTGATTGTTTACGAAACTCTGTTGGTTCATAGAATTCATCATAAGGAACATACCTACCACTTATCTCATTCCATGCATGGTCTTTCGTTGGATGATTTGATGTGGTTTCTATTCCAACAACATGCTTATACCATTGTCTCATTACAAATTCAGGTGCTTTAATAATCACTTGAATGTGTTGGTGTCTAAAGGGTGAAAAATGTTTATTTTTTATGAGAAACTTGGATAATCGCCTATCTTTTTGTGAAAAACGATTACTTTTACCACCAAATGAAACACGAGCCGCATTTACTGGAGTTAAATCATCACCAAGTGTATCTATTAATTCAATATAACCTTTATCCAATACACTAATCTTCATTACGCCTCACCCTTTTTCCTAATTATTTCTATTAATTCATCACTTCTTTCTTTTTTATATTTTTCACGAATCTTTGTTGCAGATATTTTCTTAACATCTTCGGGTGGAATATGTTCAATAATATCATACCCAACACTTCTACCATAATTAACACTTTCTATTGCTGGTATAATCATTAATTTAACATGACCTACTCTTATATAATCAGATAACTCTCTTGATAACATATCATAAACTTCCTCACTTGTAAATGGATTTTTTTCATCAGTTATTACATCTTGAATACAAATCAAAACATTCTTACCTTCTTTAAGTCTTTGGTCAATTAACCATTTATGTCCTTTATGCCATGGTTGCCATCTGCCGATAAACATCGAGTATTTCATCTACACACTCCTCTACTGATTTACTTGTTGTATCCATATCTACAAAATCTGTTAATGGTGGTTGATAATCATCAACCCAATACTTTTCTTTTTCTGTTGGTCTCTGTGAATGACAATACACTTCCAATACTTCAAACACTGGTTGTAGTTTAGAACAATGTGTACCTTTACTTATCATTTTTAAATCTTCTCTCATCCACCGATATGGTGATACCATTGAGACTATTGGTAAAAATCCTTTACTGACTAAAAATATTGCTGTATCCTTAGCCCAATTAATAAGTTTAAATCTACCATCTTGACTATAATCCTCAGCTTCTTGTTTTGCTAAAGTTTTTCGAATTACATCTCCATCGATGTGGATAATATCTTTTGGGCGCATTTTCATAAAACCAATTAACTTGTCTTGTATAAATCGTTCTGCTAATGTAGTTTTACCTGAGCCAGGTTGTCCTGTGAACCATATAACCATTTACTATAACCTTTATAATTATAAATATACCTTTCAAATCTCAAATACAAATTTATTTTTTATTCTGTTTCTCCTTCACTTTCTCGTGAAGCAATTGTAAAATCTATAAAATTAATACCCCCTGCGGCCTCCGCATCTGAAACTCGAACCTTTACTTTATCTTCAACTGGTTTAACTGTACCAGCAGCTCTCATTGAATCAACATCTAATCTCATTTGTCCACTAATAGTAGTTGTCCATCCTGATGCATCTACTTGGTGATCTTGAGACTTTACTTGAAACATTCCATAAGTTAGATATCGTTTTGGTAAATAATCTACAGTAAATAAATTATACAAATCTATCCCACCAATACCTGGTATACTAAATTCACATCCTAATGGACAAAGTGGATCATATTCTGTAGTTGTTTCTGGTGTATAAGTTAAAAAGTATATCATAGTTTTCTCATAACTTGGTATCATTGTACCATCTGGATTATAAATCAATCCTGCATTTTTTGCATTATTCGTATCAAACCAATTATAGGCTTCATCAAATTTCATAGCCCCTTCTTCGCTTAACTTTTCTGATTCTAAATCTTTTACTAAGTCTGGATTTGCATATTTTGGTACTTTTTCACCTTTTGGTATTGGTACTTGTTTTGTACCAGAGTCTTGATTGCCAGGACTGTTATAAGCATTTAAATTACCGTCAAGAATAGGTGTACTTAAACTACCACCAATTGTTTGTACTTCTGCCTCAACATTAGTTTTGTTTACTTTTGAATCTGGTACTGGTGTAATAGTTACATTTTGTAATTCAGCAAAAGCTTTAACTCCAGGATCATCATTTCCAAGATTACCCGTTCCTTTAGAAGATGCATTTTTATTACTATGAAACATTGTCATTGTTGCTTGTTCAGAAGACAACTTAACATTTATACTAAAAGATTTCATTAAAGAATTTTTACCATAGGTTTGAAATACAAATGCTTTATCTTTTTCACTACCAAGTTCTGATTTTCCTGCATCATTTGGACCATGTGGATTAACATCCTTAACTCTAATAAGTGGTGCATTAATATCAGCAAGTGTAAGTTGTCCATTGTTATTTGTTGAAAGTCTAAATTGTATATCCCAATAATTACTATATTGAGCACAAACACTTGACCAAAAACTATTTAAACCACTTTCTACATTCGTAAGACCTCCACTAAAATGAGCCTTTAAATAATCACTACTGAATACAATATTTCTAAGTATTCCTTTAGTGTTATCTCCTTTTTTTTCAAACTGTGGTAATTTATCATTTATTTCTTTTAAAATATGAAAAAGTTTAACATAATCTTTTAATGTTTCAGTACCTTTAAACTGTTCATTCATTAGTTCACCTATATCTCCACTCAACTTTTTACCATCACTTTTAATATTTCCACCAATTCCAGCAGTTTTTCCTGGTAAAATAATATCTATTGAGCTTGTAAACAAATTTTCACTATTTCTGCATGTTAAAGCTTCTGCTTTAATTTTTATCACTTTATTGGTTGTGGGGTCCATTTCAAACATAACATCTTTACTTAATATTGAAGTTAATTGTTTAGATTTATTACCATAATCTTCTGAACCTTCTGTTGGTACTGCTTCTCCGCTCTCAACTGTCCATCCAAAACAAGAACTTAATATTATATCTTCAAAATAAGCCCAATTACACCAACCCTTTTCTCCATCATGATAAACATTTTTAACTCCATCTGCATAATCATCTCTTAGTTTATCATCAAAACCCTTCATTAAATCTTCAAATCCAGTATTTGCGTTAGCCCAAGCTTCTTCTAACTTATCCTCTTTACTTTTTGCTGGATCTGGAATTTCTGTCTCTGGAGAAGGATTTACTGGTTGTTTAAATAAATCATGTCCTACACCACTTATTGTTGTTGTGCAATCAAACCCACCATTCTCATTAACTGAATAATCAAAATTTACAATTTTACCCATAAGACAATAGTAATCACCACCTGCCATTTTTATTCTTTCGTTTGTGGCTTTATATATTTGATTCATATCTTCTTGACTTGTAACTACTGGAGGTTTATCACTTGGATCACCTGTATGTGATATCATATTATTCTTAGCCCAACCAAACTCAACCAATACAACTCGTCCAGTTTTCAGTAATGCCCTTTCATAGTCTTCAAACTGTCGTATATCCCAAAACTTCCAATTAATAGTTGCAGATTGTAGTGTATGACTTTTATATGTAGTGGTTATTGAAGTGATTCCACTATGTGGTCTAAAAACAGCGTTTGGATCACTTGTGAATAAACTTTCTTTTGATGTTATTGGTTTATTTATTGGATCAATTGCTCTTGTTCCAGCTTTTTCATCTTTAAATGCACTTGATATTCTAAAGAAATCTTTTATAGCGTTGCCTTTTTCATCTTTAGCTGGTATGGCAGATGTAACTCTTGCCCAAACCGATTTAGTAAACATTTCATCCATTGATGCAGAACTATCTAAATTTCTTGGTTCAAGTGGTGAATATTCTTCTTCTCTATTTAAAGCCTTTATTCTATTATGTAAAGTTCTTTGAATGTTCGCTGATATATGTGTAAAATCAAACATTTATCTATTTAATTTTGCAAGTTTACTTAATATTTCACCTATCTCCGTTGGTATAATTATCTTTGAACCAATTACCATTGTAAAATTACCTGCAAAATTATTATTTGCTCTTGCAATAATCCACCATAAAGAAGTATCACCATAAAATCTATAAGCAAGAGTATGATAAGAGTCGTCAAACTTTACAAAATAAACTATGTCTGAATCTTTTCGTTTTATAATAGGATATTCAGTACTGGATAATACTGGATATTTAGTTATCTTATCTGTAATTATTTTTGTGTTTTTATATCTACTCATTATAATGCCTCATGTGGTACTACACCTTTTGACCATTTATTAGTAGAATCATCTACTGTTGGTCTTGACACAGTTCCATCTCTTGGATTAGTTGATCCAAATGTTCCATATTTGTTTTTACCAACACCAATATCTTTCAACCAAGGCACTTCATAATGTTTACCAAGTGTTTGTGGTAAATATTTACCAACATGAACAAATTCTACACTCACACTAAACACTTGTGGAATTTGAAATTTATCATCTATTTCCCAAGTTGCATTTTCTTCAATTGTTATTGCAATAGAACTAAAATATCCTGGTGTATTATTGAATAAATCCCCAATGGTTAAATAAATGTATGGAGCTACTGGTCTTTCTTCATCATCCGTATCCATAATTTTCTTATATGTTGGATAACCCAACCCCATTAAATAATTCATCTTCTCTTGAATGATTGGTATCTCTTGTTTTGTAAATGCCGCTACTTTAAAATCAAACGACACACTTCTATCCGTACCACCATACAAATGTATAGAATCTGGTCTACCAATATATTTTTCAGGAGTCCAAGTTGGTGTAACGGTATCGGTTATTGTTCCCATGTGTGCTGGAAAGATTAACCATTTACCATTTACTGCATCTCTAATTCTAAACTTTATAAAATCTTTTGGTAAATGAGCTATACTATCATTTAATTTATCAAATTGTCCACCGTAAGGAACTTGTAATTGGTTTGAAACTCCTACCGAATACATACCATTTTCTGTTTTTATTTTTCCACTACCTAAATTATATTCTTTTGCATCTTCTGCTTCTGATACTTTACCACCTAAATTTACATTGGCATTTCCTACAATCGAGTTTGTAGGTTCTTCAGTTATTACTGCTAATCCAGTATGTTTTTGTATATAATACCATTTACCTTTTGAATTTTGTTTAATCGTTTCACCACTTGGGCCTAAACCAATAGTTGGTCCCTGTTGTGGTGATTTTTCTATCTCATCAAGAGATTTTTCACCAAATGGGCCCTTAGTACTTTTTACTGAATGTATTGGGTCTTCAAATGCATTATTTCCTAAACCAAGAGCACCTAATAATCCTGCAGTTGGACTTCCAACTTCCCCTTCCACAATTCTTGACTTATGTAAATCAACTAATCTATTTGTTGTTCTTGGTGCACTTATTCCTAAAGCTCCAGCGAGTCCACCAAGTAAACCACCTAATCCACCCTCTTCCTCTTCTTTTGGTATTGTTATGTTTTTACCTTTAGGGTCTGTATCATAACTTGGTGGTTCATTAAAGTCAAAAAATGTTCCATCAGTATGTCGTGGTAGATGAACCATTGGTAGAATTGAACCAATTACACCAAGTGGATTAAATATTCTATTTGCTGATATAGGATTTTGAGCCTGTAAAACAAATTGTTTTAAGTTCCAAATGATACCTCTTGGTGTTAATGTCCATTTTGTAAATCTAATGGCATCTTCTGCAGCTCTAACAACATTTAATGCAGCACCACCTCTAAAAATTCCATCATCTAAACCTATACTATCATAACCATCACCAATATCGTGAACTATAAATGGTTCATCAAAACCAAAATTATTTGGTTCTCTTAATGCTTTTGCCATACCACCTTTAAATTCATACAGTGCAGTAACATCATCTTGTGCACCTAATAATCTAGCCAAAAACCCTGGAGTTTTAGCTCTTAACCTAAGTTCTGTGTGATATCTACCCTCTTCACCATCAACTCCATACTCATGACTCTCACCAAAATCTCCTTGATTTGGTTTGTTAGTTGCCTTACCTTGTCTTGCTTTTTGTAATCTTGAGTAATCAATTGAAATTAAATTACTACCAAAATTATCAGTATCAAAATCTGTATCAACCATTGTTGGTACAAAATTTCCACTTGTGAATTTGGCATTTATATCAAACATATCAGTAAATGAACCTTCAGAAAAATTCCAATCATTTCCACTACCCTCTATATAATGTGATACTACATCTGCACCATGTGAAATATTAAGATTAAATCCTGGATGATTTTCATCTCCAAAATAGTTTACCGCCGTTGGTGTAAAACCATCTTGATTTACAAAATTACTTACTTGAAATACTGGTGTACTAAATCCTGTTTGATGAGTATTATCAAAGTAATCTACATAAGTTTGTGTAGCCCCAATCAATCCAGTTAAAATAAAATTACTTTCTTTATGTATAGGTGTTATAAATCCTGTTTGGTTAGTATCATCGAAATAATTAACAAATGAACTTTCAAAAATACTTGAATCTATCAATGGATTATAATCGGGTGTAAAATAATTTAAATTGGTATTTCCACTAATAGGATAGATATGACCTTCAAATGGATTAAAATCAGGTTTAAAATAATCTACGGGTCCTGGAAATGTTACACCACTATTAGTTAAATGTATACTTGTTTCATCTTGGTCTTCTAATGGATTATAATCAGGTGTAAAATAATTTAAATTGGTATTTCCACTAATAGGATAGATATGACCTTCAAATGGATTAAAGTCAGGTTTAAAATAATCTACGGGTCCTGGAAATGGTGGTACAGTATTAGTTAAATGTATACTTGTTTCATTCTGTTCTTCAAGTGGATTGTAATTAGGTGTAAAATAATCAGTTATTCCCAATCCTGTAATCTGATTCGCAACAAACTCGGTTGGATTCTTAGTTTGTCTATTAGGTGTAAATCCAGTAGCCTTATCCTCACCAAAGTATTCACCTTGTTTCACTCCTACCTTTGAGTAGTCGAAACTTGTAATATCTGTTAACATATCTATAAGTGCCATAATTACTCCACTATCTTTTGAATTTCACCAACGGTTCTACCTGTATTATCTGCAATCTTTGTTAATACTTCTGCCCAATCAAGTGTTTCCATTAAATCTTTCTTCCATTCACCACTTGCTTTAGCTATTTGCACTGGTAAATCAATTTTTAACTGTTCAAGAAAAGCTCTAAGGTTTTCATTACTCACATTAGCAGCATCTATAAAAGATTGTTGTTGAGATGAATTTACCTCACTCCATTCTTTAGATAATGCTTCTCGCCTTTCAACTTCTGGGTTTGTACTTGTGGGTTCAGCTGCCGTAACAGCTACTTCATCTGCCATATTGGTTACTGCTTCAGCTGAATCTGCACTTGCGTTACTTACATCTTTTGCAATTAACGCCGCATCTAATGCAACTGAAGCTGCTGTTCCGAGTCCAGGTACTATTGCAGCTGCTCCACTTGCAACTTCCATAAGAGCACCTGATATATCACCTTTCATTAATCGTGAAGCTCCAAATGCTAATCCAGCAAGTACTCCAACGAATGGAATCTTTTTAAGTGCAGCTTTTCCTAATCCTTTTGCAACACCCTTTGTTGCAGCTTTCTTAGTTGCTCCTTTAATGGCGGCCGTCTTAGCTGCTTTCTGAGTCACCTTCTGTTTTGCTTTCTTTTCAGCGGCTTCCTTAGCCAATTGTTTACCCTTGTTGGTTCTCATATCGAACTTACCTGATTTAGTCAATCCTGTTTTTGCAGCCTTACCAACTTTAGGGCCTTTCAATCCTTTCGGGCCTTTCATTCCAGGTATCAACCCCTTTTTCCACGCCATCGCAGCAGCTATACCTAATGCAAGAGTCAACACTCCCATCGCGACTGTACTTGCTATTGTCGCACTCTTTAACATATTCATTTGGTCTTGAAGTGCACCCATTCCATCTAACTTCATTTGTGCTCCATCTTTAGCCAGTTTATCTTGTCCTTTATTTGAAAGTTCCAACTTACCACCAGCAAGTCTACTTAATTCATCTACTGAAACACCTATGGAATCTGCTAATGCTCTTCTTTGAATAACATTCATCTTCTGTAGTTCAGCCTTACCACCAATTTGAGCCACAACATCTCGTGCTGCTCCAGCAATATCACCCTCAAGTGCTAATTCTCTTGCCTTATTATAATTTAATTGTTTACCAATTAACATTGAGGCTTCCATTTCTTTCTCTATGGAAGATTCAAAATCTAATAACGAATCAGCTATCTTTGTAACTACTCCTAAATTACTACCAAGTTTTCTTGCAGCTACTGCTGCCTCCATAATATTTTTACCACCATCCATTGAATATGCAGCAAATTGTTCAGCATTCTCAGCTATATCTCCTAAAACTTTATCAGCCCCAGCTCCCTCTATTTTTGCTAAATCTGCTACAAATGCAGTCATATGTAAACTGGATTGCATTGACTCACCAGTTACATCTGAAAGTTGTTTTGCTACAGTTGCAACTTTATCTGAAGTTGTTCCGAATCCAGTTGCTATTTGGGCAGTTGTTCTACTCAATTGAACAGCATCACCTTCAAGAATTGACATATTTCCTGTTGCTTCTATAAAAGATTTCATACCCTCTTCTATATTAACTCCCATCAAAGCTTCTGTTATACCCTGAGTACTAAATTTCGCTAATTTCATTTGACCTGCAATACCTTCAGCTTCTGAGAAAGTCATATTCATTTCTTTACTTAACCTCTTTTGAGTATCAAATAAGTCTTTTGTAACTACAACTACTGCTGCAACTGCTGCCAATGCTAAGATCCAAGGATTTGCTTTCACAGCTTTAACAATTTGTAACAAAGTAGCCTTCATTCCCTTCAATCCGTCTAAAGTCATATCAACAGTACCTAACATTTTATCAAATAATGCATTATTAGTTTTTATAGTAGCTGCTTGTTCACTTATTGCCTCATTTAAACCTATGTTATCAGCTAAGATATCTCGACCTACATCGCGTGATTCGGTTTTCTCTTTTATCAGTTTTTTTATTTCTTCTCGTTCTAATTTGGCTTCCTTACCCTTTTTACCCTGTAAGTCCACAAGATCCTTTTCAAGACCAGTTATCTCTCCACTTAAAACAAGAAGTTCTTCCTCTGCTGCTAATATCATTCTTTTTGCTTCTACTTCATCATAATTTGCTAAACTTTTTGCATCTGTATATTTTAATAACGATTTTTCAATATCTAAAATACTACTAATAGTAGTATACTCTTGACTTGTTATGTCTGCAGAAGCTTTTGTTAAAGCTAAAGCTCTTTTCGATACAGACCACCTCTCTTTATCAGATTTTAAAATCGCCTTTGTGTGTGGAAGAGCTTTGTTTCTTAAATTTGAAAGTTTTACTTCTTCACTTCGAGCCGCCTTTTTTGTAGTTAATGCTTGTTCTTGAGCATCCTTATTTTTTTTAGTAAGCGCGAAGTCCTTTTCAGCTTCTTTTCTTGAGTCTTTTGCTACACTCAATTTCTTTTCAGCAGCTGCCAATCCCTTTTGTGAAGATTCACTTTTAATTTTTGCAATTTCTTTTTCTAATTTAGCTTCTTCAGCTTTAAGACTTTTTAATTCTTTAGCTTCTTTTAGAGCTTGTTTACGAAGTTTTGCTAATTCTTTTGGATTGTATTTTGCCATAATATTCTATATATTATTTATTTTTTTCTTGAGGCCTTTTCGAGAGCAGTAGTGTCTCTGGCCAATTTGATTAATCTTCTTTGAAATTTTGGATCATTTAATATTTTATCGTTACTGGATTCTCTAGCTTTTTCTATAGAATTTGTTATTCCTTTGAATAATTTATCCAATAAACCTTCAGTTAATTTCATCTGATTGCTCCTTGCGATATAAAGTTTATTTTCGATTAAAAAGTATGTAACTACTCAGTAATAAATATCAAAATCGATTATTTTCTTAATCTTGGATCTTTGTTTTTACTTCGAGCTTTATCGTATTCATCCGATTCTTTTTTCTTAGCATCAATTAATTCTTTAAGATAGAATTTTCTTAAATAGGTGGGCATTGAGTAAACATCAGAATGGATAAACCCATTTCCAAAATTACACAATGTAAAAATTTCTTGATGTATTAGTTTTTTATCAGCCGGTCTCAGGCCAAAAAAATCGTACCCCTATCGGTATTGTTACCGTATGGGGATCTCCTAATTGGCTTTCATACTCTGCTTCAAAATTAATATCAGGACTTATACTGGAATAGTAAGTACGAAATTCTTTCGTATCAAGTGATAAAAATTGATTATCAACAAAATTATTAACAACTTTCCGTTCAGTTTTACCATCAACTGAAATAATTTGTTTTTTTAATCGTGTGGTTAATTCATTTGATATTCCAGTTACTCTCGATAACTTATCAAATGCTTTAACTTCTTTATCAATTTCTTTTTCATCTTTATGTGTTAAAAGTTTAAATTCAATTACCTTTTTAGTATGTGGTAATTTAAATTCAAATTGATTAACACCCTTTTTAAGTTGTTTTTCATCAACTTCTTTGTGTTTTAACTCGGTTAAATCAAATGTATGTTCTACTTCTAAATCTGTATCAGGGTCTTGTATATCTACAGTATAATCTTTACCATATCCCAATACTCGTGTACCTACCATAAGTGCATTTTTATCACCAATTAGTAAATCATCTAATTTAACCTTATCATCTGCAATAACACTCTCTAAAAGCTTATCTATCACCAACCCCTTTTCAATTAAATTAGTTGATGTTAGAATATCTTCTTCTCTTGCAGTCATGTATTTTACATCGATTGTTCCTGAACGAAGTGGACTATCCTCTGGATAGAGTAAACCTTTTGAAGGTAATGATAGAACTTCGGTCGGAAAATCGTACTGATTTTCAGCCATTTTTATCTCCTATGAAATGTGTTTAAAACCATTTATAATAACTATTGTTTTCTTTTACAAAAATGTAATTTATTTTGGTGTTGCAAATTTCTCCGCTGCTGTTACACCTAATCCTACTACTGAAATGTACATAAAACATTCAAGTATTTGATCTTTAATATCAAAACCACCGAATGTATTTGCACACCACGACAAAACTAACATAAAGAATGATGCAAAACCAATAAACCTTTTACTTGAGATTTTAGTATCGTCTGATAACATCTCTTTTATAAAGTTCATAATATCTCCTGTATGATTATTAGAACGATAGTACTGCGTAATCGTAACGAAGTGTTAACGATATGTCAGCGACATCTGCTCCATTAGCAAAATCTAAATCGTTGAAGTTAGCTGTTTGTATGAAAGCGCCTTTCAATACCCACTCTTCAACTTTATCACCAACTGGACCTAAAAGATTAAATTTAATTTCTTTCTTATAAAAATCTGAATATCCATCACGACCTGTTACAGATTCGTGGTGTAATCTTACCCACTCCATAACTGCCTGTGCACCACTTGGAACGATTGGATCATATAGAGTTACTTCTAATGGCTCCCATGTACCTTTACCTTTAACATATCTTTTAATATTAATATGATTTAATTCTACTTCTTCAAAGGTAATTTGTGGACGATTCATTGTCTTTACAAAATAAGAAGGTATTCCGTCAATGTACATGACGAAACGGTTTTTAGTTTTCGGTTCAAACGGTGTAAAAAAGATTTCGTCTGCTGATAGTATGTCGGCCATTTTATTCTCCTAAATTAATTGCCGTTAATTTTTTCTTCGATAATAAATATCACAAATGTAAAAAAAATGAATTCCTATACTAATAATTGTATATCCTTTTTCGAAGTTTTTTAGAAGTTTTTCTATAGAGTAAAAATTTACCCTAAAAGAAATTGGGATATCCCGACTTTTTGACTTTTTTCGTAGAAATGAAAAACCCACACTCAAAAATGAATGTGGGCTCTTCTTTATAAGACAGTATTTTTATAAGTTAAACTTATTCAGGGAATGCTGCCCCAGTTGGTTGAACAACAAAATCAAGTACGATAAACTCTGCAGTTCTCGTAGGTTGAATAAAGATTTGTCCTCTCAACTCATTTCTATCAACAACATCTGGTGTGTTGTTAGAATCATCCATCACTACTTTAAATGCGGACAAACCACTATTAGCTTGAACTGATTCTAAGAATGGATTAACTATTCCTAAGAATCTGTTTCTTGTTGCTGCTGTGTTTTGTTCGAATACCAAGTATCTTGAAGATGAAGCAATGAATTTACGAAGTCTGATTAACAATCTTCGTACATTGATTCTATCAAGAGCTGATGGTTTTCCCTGTAATGTTTTTTGTCCAAACACTACAACTCCTTGTCCTGGGAAAGATGCAATTGGATTAACACGACCTTCATACAAGTCATCTCTTTCTGTATGTGTTAGTCTTGTTTTTGCTTCCAATACACTTCCTAATCCACCACGATTTAAACCAGCGGGTGCGAACCATTCGTGTGCTACACTATCTGTAAATGCGATTACACCAGGTAGAACAACTGAAGGCGGAACCCAAGTTGGTTTATTATTCGAAGTATCGACTACTTTGACCCAAGGATAATAGGTTGCTGCATAATTTGTATCAAGTGCTTTTATATCACTAACTGCATTTGCTACTGAACGGCCCCATCTTGAACCATCAACAACATAAAAAGCATCTGCACGAGATTCAAGTTTACTAATTGCATGTTTAGTAACTGATTCATGATATTCATGGATAACACCAGGTGTTGCCATTAAATTAATATCATATTCATCTGGGTTACTTACAGCATTAATTGCTCTTTCGTATGCCTTTGAACCACTTGCGGAAGCTCCACTACAGTCAAGTCCTTGTGTATTTGTTGCAACGATATCATTACCTGTTGCTTTTAATACTGAAGGATCTTGTCCGTCAAATCCACCTTGAAATGGAACAACAAACTTTCTCTGTGCTTTAGCAGATAATGCAAGTGTAATTGCTTCTGCTGCTACTGATTCTTGAGTATCTCCTATTGAACCTGCAGATGCATGTCCTAACATATTCTCAAGTGAGAATGCTACATTATTACCACTACCAGCTGACGCGGGTGATGGTGCTAAATACTGTTTGTTATCATCTGCTGCAAAATCCCAACCATAATATACATTTTGATCAAAGACTCCAAGTGAATTAGTTTGTTGTATTTTAAAACTACCACTTGGTACTGATGAAGTTCCAAGACTTGGGTTAGTTACTGCTGCAAAACCATGTGGAATTAATGCTTCATTAATACCTTCAAGTTCTGTTGCCCAATCACTTAAACGAATGTGAACAGATTGATTTGGCCAATCACCATTATGTGTTAATTTGCCTTCTGAATCAATTGTTACATATCTATCACCAATTTGTCTTGGTGCGAATTGTTTTGAATCTGGATCAAAACTTAAATTGGTAAATTCTTCAAGAACTGTACCATCATCGGTTTCTCCAGGATTATTTTTCAAAACTTTAAGTGCAAATGAACCATAATCACTACCAGGAACATTTCCTGCTGCAGTTAAATCTGATATACCAATCTTGAAATTATCGGTAACACTTGAACCATGTGAACGAGTATTAACTTTGAAAAGATTCTTTCTTCCACCACCACTTAATTGTGATACAAGATATGGTGTAGTTGCAACTGCATAATCGTGGGTGAAATCCTCACCTGACGATGCTGATGCTGCACTAGCACTTGTGTTTGCATCAAATCCATGTTGGGATGAAAATCCCTTGTATTCTTTATACACATATACATTTGTGTTTGTTGTTTGTGGGTCTGACCCAAAAACTTTTGTTACATAGTTATCTGAACCAGTATCAAATGAGATTGTTTTTGCAACACTATCAATTGTTAATGTAGTTGCATTCCAACTTGCAGCTGCATCAACTGTTACCGCTGCTGCTGCTCCCAAATCTAATGAACTATTAGCTCTCGATGGATGTAATACTGCTACAACTTTAGCAGCTGTTCCAGCAGATGCTGACTGTTCATTAACAGGTGTTAAACTTAATCTTATTGAACTTGGTTGATAACCACCTAAACCTAATACACGAACTATCGTAACAGAAGGTGCACTTTTTAGATATTCCTGAACAGTCATAGGTACATAGAATCTACTATCCACATCTCCAAAGACATTCTGAAATTCCCCAAAACTTGAGATTTGAGTTGGTACAAATGCTGGCCCTTTTTTCGTTGGACCAATTATAGCTGCACCAATTTCAGCAATACCTTGTGGAAGAAAGGATAAGTCTTTTTCTCTTGTAAAAACTCCAGGACTTACTATTCTTTCAGCCATTTTATTCTCCTAATAAGGTTTATAAATTATATATATCGGAACGATATACTTCGATTAATAAATATCAGTTAGAATTCCCAAAATGGGTCTACCTGATACTTTTTTTATATATTAAGAGTCTTTTTCTGTACTGGTATCAGCTTCAGGTGTAGCTACGGGTGTAAATACTCCTGATTGTGGGTCGAGATTACCTGGACCATACTTATCATTTAATGTTTTCACAAGTTCTTGTTCTGTAGTCTGTGTTTCAGCGTATCTAGCTTCTAACTGTATTTCAGTTTCTACAAGTGAATCAAGTTGTTGAGTTAAAAGAACCTTTCGTACTTTAACTGCTCCAAAATCGTTTTGGATTGCTGCATAAGTATCTCTTAAACCCGATAGGGATTTTAACTCTTCATCTGTGAATTTTATTTCATCTGATTTTGCCATTTTATAACTCCTTATGTTATAACTTTATTAACTATATATAAATATCAAGTTTTTTCCCAAAAACTCAATTTTTTTTACTCTCTAATCCTTTTATTCATTTTACTTTTTCTTAACTCATCTATCTGTTTTTGTTGTTCTTTTATTGCTTCTATCAATAATGGTACAATTTTTTCATATTTAACTGCAAGATATCCATTATCTCTTTCTTTAACTACTTCAGGTAATACCTCTTGTATTTCTTGAGCAATAACACCTATATCATGTCCTGTTTGAGAGTGTTGAGTTTTTCTTTCTTCTTCTGTTAACTCTTTCCAATCAAATTCATATCCACTAATCTTACCAATCTTTTCAAGTGGGTCTGATATACGAATAAGGTTTTCTTTCCATCGTTTATCTGAAGAACTAAATGCAATAACATCAGCAGCTGCATCTAATTGTCCAGCTACACTTGTTGCTGCCATTCCAACACCAATACTATCAAATCGTACATCTGAACTCGTGGTTAAATGTTGTCCAGTATTATACGCAAGTTGAGTATCTCCAATAGAATCAGCAGTTACTGCTATGTCGTCTGCATTAGCTGTTATACAAGTTCCACCAATTACATTTAAAGTAGGATTAACGGTACTTGTTCCACTCTGTGTCATACCAGTACCAGCAGTTACAGAAGTTACAGTACCAACTGTCGTTGAATAACTATAACCAAGAATTTTATCTTGAACAGCCGCAGAAGTCATAATATGGGCATCGTCATCAGTAAATTCAGCTGAATCATCAACACCTGTAATAGTATTACCGTCCATTGTAAAACTAGCAA